GGCGGGGTGTTTCAGCGTGTGTATTCAGTGATTGAACCTATCCTCGCGGCAATAGGTGGTTTGATTATTGGCGGTTTGGTGGTGAGCATACAATATGCTGCCACGGTTATAGGCACCGCATTCGGAATTATCAATCAGTTATTCGATGGCGTAGTCAAGGCATTACAGCCTTTGTTCAACGCCTTCAAATCTTTGTTCGGCATGGATGGTGCGGTCGGTGAAGGCATCGACGTAATGAAGATATTTACTTCAGCACTTGGCACAATAGGCGATGTGCTGAAGTCGGTCGGAGAAGTGGTTTCATTGGTTGGTGGGTTTATTATTGAACTGCTGCTAACGCCATTGCAGTCAATCGCGAATGTTGTGGCGTTCGTTATCACCAAGTTCAAGGAATGGATAGGGGTCAGCAAGGATTCTAATAAGGAAACCGAGAAGGGCGCCGGACTACTCGACACACTAAAAAACGCTTTTACGAATATCAAGGGCACCATCGGAGGTGTTACTGAGGCATTCCGTGAAATCAAACTGGTGGTAGGTGATTTCTTCACAGCACTTGCAAGCCTAGACGTTGCCGCTGCACTCAAGGCTTTCACAGGTTTTGGTGACCGTGTGGGTGCTGCCTATAACAAAGGTTTTAACGAAGCCACAGGCAAGAACCAAAAGGTTGTAGTCGAGCAGGCTGTCAAGACCGCCGAACAAGCTGGCAAAGCTGCTGGTGCCGTTCCTGTGGTTACACCGACGACATCAGACAAGGAAAAGAAAGACAAAGAAAAAGCAGCAAAATCAGAGTTTGAGAAAGCCAAGGAAACGCTCAAACTGTTACAAGATAGGCTGAAGACTGAACGCGAAACTACACTAGCACTTGCTGAACAGGCTGGCCTCACTGGTGATGCGCTTAAACTCCGTGTTGCAGAACTGGAAAAGGCAGACGTTGACACTGTGCTGGCAAAAGCTAAAGAGCTTTTCAAGGTCGCAACAGACAAGGAAGGCAAGGCAGTATCTACGACGGTCGGACTGAACCCTGAAAAGGAACAGGTCGATCAGGTACTGAATGACTATAACAAGTTACTGGTCGATAAGATAAAGGTCGACATCAAGCTGAGAGATCCCAAGTTTTGGTTTCCTGAGGTGCAGAAAACACTTGACTTGCTGTTTAGAGCACGTGCTGTGGCGCTGCCTATCGACATAAACAAAACCGCAACTGTTCTTCGCAAAGCGGCAAGTGTGCTAGGGTTTGACTTCCTTAAAACCAGCCAGAAAGAGTTTAACCTAGGTGATACCTTAGAAGGAACAGCCAAGACAGCAGCTGATGCAATCACCAAAATCAACTGGGATAAGGTATTTGCCAAACCAGCCAAAGCCTCTGAGGAAGCAACAAACAAGATCGTTGCTAACATAACCGAGGGCACGTTGTCGTATCAGGATGGCATAGACGAGTTGGCTGGCTCATTGGGCAAGGTGCCTAGTCTTTTCGATGCCATACGCCAGCAGATCAATGAAACTTTTCGTGCTCTTACACAGGAAACTGTCGGGGCGTTGGCTACGGCATCATCGAGTGCCAAATCATTCGGGGACATCTACGACGAACTGGCCAACGTTGCAGGGGCAGCATTCGGTCAGCTGATAACAGAACAAAAGGACTTCGGCGCAGCTTTCCTTCAGATCGCACTTGACACATTGGATGCCTTGGTGCCTATCTTGGTTGCACAGATTACTGGTATATCTCTTGCCAGTGCTGAGTCGGTAGCTACGGCTGGCGCCTTTGGCTTGCTGAAGGCAGCAGCGTTAACTGCCATCCTCAAGGGTATCGTTGCAGCTGCACGATCTGCTGTGGCAGGCTTCGCCGAAGGTGGTTACACTGGCGACGGTGGCAAGTACACACCAGCCGGCATTGTCCACAAGGGCGAGTTTGTCATTAACAAAGAAAACACTCGTAAGTATCGAGGCATCTTAGAACAGATGAACGATGGTAAGTTCCCGCTGGCGTTTCAGGCGCCGGTGGTTTCTACCGACGTGACGGGTGAAATGTCGGGTATGAGACAAGAACTGGCTGCCATCCGGCGCCGTCTCGACTCCATGCCGAACGGCATACAGGGACAGATGGCCGTGGCCGTAGATGTGGGCATGGACACATATTTGTATGAACGTAACAGATACCGCGCTGCTGTGCGTGGTTTAAGGGGTTAACATGGCAGGCAATAGTTCATGGCAGATGTGGTTATACGCGGCAAACGAAGACACGTCTACGACGGCCTACGACACGGTTGCAATATCTTCATTGACTAGCAAGTCAGGGTATGCGAATATCACGTCAGGATTCCCTGGCGGATCGTGCCCTATCCTAGCACCGGCTGAAGATGCGGAGTTCGAAACGTCTACGTTAGTCGACATCGGAGGTGGCACCATCGGCACGGCAAACAGGCGCACGATTTGGACTGTGGAGTGCTGGCCGTTCCTATTCGATGCTTCGACTACCGAAACCGACCTCGATGATTACTTCGCCTTATCTGATGGCATCAACGGGAAGAAATACCTCTGGCTTCGTTTCACGGCCGGATCACGGACAAGCCCCACGACATCGGGGCATGTCTACCCTGTCGTGCTGGAGTCATGGCAGGGGTCGCTAAATAAAGAATTTGGGAACCGTAATTTGACCCTAGCATTTAAGCATCGTTTCCGCCAAGCATCGAGTTTGATATAATGCCGCACTACAGAATACAACGGAAGCTGCCTAATGGCTGGAACGTACGGCTGGAACTGCTGCCGTATGACACGGCCCTCGGTGGCACCATAACGCCCCTTGGTGACGTTTGTTTACTTGAACTGGGTGAACAGACGGCTGAGTTTGATTCGCTCCCCTACGGGCTTGTAAAGCCCCAAACTCTGAACTTCAAACTGGCATGGTCAATGCTGCCCGCAGCAGTGCAGGATTACATCGAGGACAGCGTAGATCCGTCTGCTCCGGATAAGTGCAACCTGTGGATCCTGTGGTCAGACCGTGGCACGAACGGGGCGACCTACACAGTCGAGTTTGCAGGTGTCGAGGATAACGTCGAAGCTGTCGAATTGGAGCCCTTAGACGATGGCAGCTATGCCTACAACGTGCAGCTTGTGGATTACATCTTCCATGCTGCTAAGACACTGACAGGGTACCAGATCTTCAACGGCAAAATAGGCGCCCATCGTCCCCCAGAGTTTGCTGTTTTCCAGTTCCTGCTAAGGAGCCTAGTCGGTAGAAATCAAAAGCATCTTAGTGTCGGTTTGGTCTTAGCTGATACCTTCGCTCAGGTGCTGACTCACCTACGCACGGCACTGGGCACGCACATAAAAACGAATTACGCTAGGACATCAGCAACGGCCGTAGGATTGTTTGACCTCAACACGCTCGATGGTCTAATCACGGCCGCAATAGAACTGTATACGACGAACATAGACACAGACCCGAGGACGCCATCGACGGCCGTAACAGCGTCGACGGCATACCTAACAAGTAACATCTACAAAGACTCCACAGCTACATCTACCATTGGTGGCCTCTACTCCGTAGGTGACAACTTTGCATGGGGACGACGTGATGTTACGGCATACGACATCATCAGAGATCTCTGCGAAACGTTCGGGGTCAAAGCCTCGTATTCCTTCGAATACTTTACCTTCGACGATAAGATCATCGCTAACTGGACAGTCAAACGCATAGCATCGTCCAAGGGCTACGCCAACAACGTAGACACGACCGATGCAAACTTGTCGTTGAATAACTCGCTGCAGTTGCCCTCGATTGTCAAGCGTGGTGATAACATCGCCAAAGTGGAAAGTCGCTACGAAACAACACAGCAGGAAGACGCCACCGAAATAGTGCGCCTGCAGCAGGGAGCACGGTCATCGCGTTCTATGAACATAGAACCGATTATCCACAACGTGCCTGTTTACATGCGGGAATATGACGACGTTGAAGGACGAACCGACCTGTATAAGCAAACAAATCAGGTGCTGTTTAGGGAGTCTGGTGGATCGCTAATCAAGGTACACGAAACCACGAAATATTGGTACGGCCCCAAGTCGACGCAATGGGTTAAGATCTCTTCGCCTGCATCTGATAAGCCAGAATTTCAAGACGACGAATCACAAGAAAAATACCGTGTCCAGCTGGCTGCTATGCAGGCTCAAACCTCGATGCCGGCTGCACTGTGTTTACTGCACTTGCACGTCTTCGCAGACCCTGACAACGCCACCTGTGAAACGGAATGGGACTACACACGAAGCACGGCACTACTGCCTAGTGCGTTGCCAGGGCGCCACACCCTGACAGATAACGTGGTAGGTACCTTCACAAGCCTTTCGTGGGACTATGCACTTCCGGTGTCCATAACTCAAAACTGGGTTGCAGGCACGTCGACGATTAAGTATTTCCTGTTCAAGCCTAGCGATTCTAAGGAACTCACGTAATGCCCATTAACGACCCCGTTAACAATCGCAAGATAGCACCGGCTTCGCTGGCATTCGAACGTCGTAGGCAGACCTTCGGCACCTACTATGCAGGCGAAGACACGGATGGCGATGTTTACAATTACCAGTATTATATCGAGGTCAACTTTAACACGACGGTAAACAACCTAGTCAGCAAGCAGTATCTAAGCGGCGAAACAAACCGCGTGATGAAGTCAATAGGCAATGCCGAGCACAGGTCAAAGCATTGGGTCGGTGATTACAAGCAGACGTTTCAATGGGATCTTACTGGTAACTGGCAGTTCATGAGTGACGTCTGGACGCCGGTTCCGTTCAACAACGAAATCCTACGCACGCAAGGTGTGCAGAATGAATCTCTTGACTACGACGACACGTGGTCGTTTCGGCCGACAGATTCGAACGCTGGCGTGTGGTGGGTGTACACGTACCTCCAGATCCGTTTCCCTGGCAGTGGCCAGATCAACGAGGCACGTCTGGCATACTATGTGAACGGTGTTTTCTTCCGTATCATTGACATGGTTGACCATCACATGATGGGTGACGGCCCCCACATCAACGACTGTAGGCTGCAGGGCGGGTGTCACGTGCCACTAAGACCTGGCGATAAGTTAGAAGTCAAAATGTACACAGAAGCCCCATCCTCGGAAGACTCAGGTGTTATCTATCCTTCGTCCGTCTATGCCTACATCACAGGCCACCGTGAGAACTGCGAGTTAAACAACACAGACAATCTCCCGTCAAGTGGTAGATTGTACGTCTTCGCCAAAGGTAATCAACCGTAAAATTTAAGGTACACAATGTCCTGCTTACCAAATACCCCAGTAGCTGCCAACGTCTTAACAGCTACGAACTCAACAGATCACGGCTGGCAAAACACCGGCACGGTCATAACGACGGCATTGAGCCAATACTACCCAGTCATGGCGTCTGTTATTACCCTCACGGGTCTTGCCCAGACGACACAACAGCACGCGATCATTCGGCAAATCGAGTTTGAAGAGACGGCATCGAGTTCTGCGAACATCAAGAAATGCCCTCTGATTGTGCTGCTGTATAACTCGACAGCGCCCACTACGCCTACATCCGGTGCTGTCTACAACGGATCGACGACGAACCTACTGGGGGCGTTTACTATCGCAGATACCGACTATAAGCGTGTATCGGATACCGTCTGGATTGCTGGCATCAATCCTGACAAGTATGTCCGTACCGGCACGGTGTCGACAAGCTCGACATTCTACGCTGTGGTGCTTTCAAACTCAGCGACCAGTGTAACCTATGCCGCAAGTGCTGCAGCGCGTATACGCGTGTTTACGGAGGCATTGACGGCATTATGAGAGAACACGTAGTGTTAATGCTTCGTGCAATCGAGGCGCTGCTCAATTATCAGATGGAACCTGTGCGCCGTGCTGAGTTATTAAACCAGCATAAGGTGTGGACGGAACGGCTGAAGGCTTTACGATAGACAATAAGGTGAGGGATTTGTCTGTTGTGAGTTAGCGATTACAAAGCCCGAAAATTTTTTTCGGGTTTTTTATTTTTGCTTGCATTGCAAAGTATTACCCCGTAGATTGCACACAACAAACAACCACAGTATACACGGAGACGACGATGAACACAATCCAAACAAGCCAAGGT